ATAGGTGTTCCAGATGAAACTATTTGAGTAAGTATAACTGCCATATCTTTTTGATTGTTTGTGTCTATTGTTCTAAACTTAATTTGTGGATCAAACCCAAATAAACTTTCAAGTATAAGATTTATAGCTTCTTCAAAATCACGTTGCTCTGGTCTAATCATTATTTGATTTTCAAGGAATAAATCTCCTATTGCTACACTACCACCACCAAAACCACTTCCATTCTTAGTAAGTGATATAAGTGATGGAGTAATTCCCCATGCTCTTGCTATTGAAGCCTCTAAAGCAGACTGTCGTTTTGAATATTGACCGTCTTCATTTTTGGAAATATCAACAACTTGTATCTTTGCATCTTTGCCAGGAGAGTGAAGGTACATTGTTTTATGTTGATTCCCAACACCTTCAAATTGTGACATGTTTTGTTTAAAATCTTTTGATACTTGATTCTTAGTTTTGCCATCAAGTTTCGATCCTGTAAATAATATTACAAAATCTCCCATCGCACGATTCTTGAAGAAATCAATATTATTTTTATCAACGAAGATATCCTCATATATTTTATCTTTAGCAGGTAAATATTCAGGTTCAGGATAATAAGAACTTGATAAAGTTTTATAACCAAACCAATGCATGTAATCTCTTCCAAGTTTAGGATTGCCATTATAAGGGAAATATTCTACTTTCTCATTTGTGTTTTTTGAAAGTTGAACATATTTACGAATACCGTTTACGTTTCTACCATTTCTAAAATTTGGAATAACAAAGGTTGATTTAGTATTTTTAGCATCAAACATTTGTATTGTATCAAAAGCTTTTTTAATTATTAGTGGTCCATATCCAAAGCTACAATGCTGTCTCTTAACATTTACTGCTATATTGGAAAGTGTATCTCCAAACGTAGAGTTAGGTTTCTTCGCCCATTCTTCAAGCTTTGGATAGTTAGAATGGTTTTTATTTCTAAAGTCATACCCAAATCCTGCCACGAGAGTTGACTTTAACTCCATACAACGTCTATGTGTGTGATTATATTTTAATAACCACTCTAATTCATACGTGTCCCATGGTGGTTTAATAACATTGTCTGGCTGACCTAATCCTCCAAATTGTGTTTGAATATCATTTGGAATTTCCTTACCACCTTTATAAAGCGATATCTCTCCAGATGTCCTATTGACTTTGTAAATATACTCATACTCTGATGCATTGAATTCACTCGGATTTGTTTCTCTAAACTGTGCTGTACGCTTATTCATATCTACTTTTTCAACTTTCTTCTTTGCCATAGGTTCTCCTATATATATCCAATGCTAAAACTATTATCTTCTTCTGCCACAATATCTTTTATACCACACAAACAATCAAGAAAGTCATCTTCTTGATTTCTTACAAAGTAACCCTCTACCTTCCCAACATATTTTGTCAAGGCTTTTATTGCTCTATCAGTTGGCGAGTCAACTTCGTATTGTCTATTACCATCTTCATCAAGTTCAGCAGGTAACCATACATGAGAAAGAATCCAATCAGAGCTTAGAAATATCTTTAGTTCTTTATTCTGGTCAGTTCCAAGAATATTATAATCATCAAACTCAACTGGAACTTCTGCTTCAACTAATCTTTCATTAAGCGTTTCACAATATTGATCTCCACCACCATTAGCCTCACCTGTAATTTTTCCGAAGTGAAGATGGTTTTGTTTAAAAAATTCAACTAAAAGCTCTTTAGAAACCTTTGGTTGTTCTGGAGTATAAACCATTTGAGGTAGAACATAAACATCATTTCCAAGAGTTTTTCCTATTATGCAACAAGTATTATTACTACCCTTACCTGCAGGGTCAAGATGGGAAACACCACCTGAAAAATGTTTCTTCCCCAAATCTTTTATGTAATACCAATTGCTAAAGTTATCAAACAGCATTGAGCCTTTTGGGCGTGGTTCTTGTTGGAAAAGTGAATACCATGAGTGAGCATTGCCCTTTTTAATTTCAGTATCCATTATGTTTTGATAGTACTCAGTAGTTCTCAAATCGCTATATGGACAGGTCGTTTGCCCCTTATTGTTAAGTGCAGGTATACTTATATAAACAACATCATTCTTTGTCGGTTCTGAAGATAAAATATTTTCTATGAATCTTTCGATGTTCTCGTCTGTTAGCTCTTCATTGTACGCATCAAACTTAAATATCTTCTTCGCATACTTTAATAAATTTCCAGTAGGATCATTCTCAGCCCACCTCGTAGCTGTATATAATTTACCTAATCCTTTTTCTTCTCTTGTATCAAAACAGCCAGAGATAAAATCTTTCCTACTGCTAACATCTGTAGGAGAAAAAGCTGACTTGAAACCTTTTATCAAGTCATCAATAATTGATAAACCATTAACTCCGAATCCAGTTGACGCACCATCCATACCTGCACATCTGAAAGTAGGGTCTCCAACTGCTTGTTCTACTGACCAATCCCAAACAGACTTAGAATCTGAGCGTAACTTTATTTCAGGAAACACGGTTCTGTATTTATCGCTTTGGATATCACGTCTTATTATCTTCGAGTGCTGTTTAACCAAATCTCCTGAATAACTGTATCGTGAATTAGACCTTGTTGGCATAAACCCTATCTTATATTTTATCGCATCATTCGCAGCGTGAGATTTACGCCTTCTTGTTGGCATCGATACAACTAATATTCGAATATACCCCCAAATAAGTAGATACATAGCATAGGCAATCAGCTTAACATCCATCTGCTCATCAGAATATCCAGAGTCTTCAGAATCATCCATGTACTTCTGGAACTCCCAAAATCCGGTATAGTGTTTCTGGAATAACTCTTTGAGCCTTGCCGACTCATTAGAATCTAATTTATCTAATTCATCGACAATCTCTTCTTTAGTTAGTTCAAATACTTCAGACATTATTTATCGCCAATTTCAATATCTGGTAATTTCTTTTTCAGAACACCTTGAGCTACACTATTTGCTAAATTTGACATTCTACCTGCAACATAGGCATCTAATAAATCTATTGGCATTGCAACACCCAATACATAAACATTATTCGGTGCATCTTGTGGAAAGTAGAAGTTATAAACTCCTTTCTTCTTATCTTTCTCAATGTAAGTAGTTCCCAATAAAATCATTTCATATTTACAAATGTAGATTTTACCGTTGATATTCATTCTCTTAACTTGTGGTTTTACTTTTTCCATTTATCCCTCCATTTCTTTTTTGAAATCTTCTACATTAACTTCTTCTATTCTGCTTATCTTTGGTGTATGTGTTTTTGACCACTCAATCATAGTTTCCTTTTCAGCAAAATTAAAATAAGGAGAATTGTTTTTCTCTTTATTTAAAAAATAAGTTTCATCTCCATCATTATCGGTATAAATTTTATACATAGGAAACTTAAACCACCCAAGGTTATTCATCCTTTTAAAAAATGAAATTCTATCATAAGTTGCAAAAAAATTATCACCAATATTGGAAAACGCATAATTCTCTTTACTGTCTTCTGCAAATTGACCAAGCATATTAATTGCGAAATTATCAGCAATACTATTCCTATCCTTTTTATTTTTGTATCCCTCAGATGAACAAATAATATTCCCATTCTCTGCTACTACCCTGAAATAGTGTTCTTTGTTTTTCTCACTTCTAAACTTTTCGATTTTATACATTTACTCCCTCCATTTTAAATTCCGATATCACCGTTTCGTTAAGTCCATAGTATACTAACCTTCTTTTATCTACACTCTAACCTAATCCGTTATTGTTTACATTTACATCTTCATCTTCCTTTACTTCTTCCTTTGTGGCATTTATGTCAACATAAACCCAGTTATCGTGAACATCAATTCCGTTACATAGGTAGTTCTTGCATACATTAACCACCCTCTTCCTCTTGGCTATGTCAAAGTATCTCTTTTGAATTGCCTTACTTGTGAGTATTCCATGTCGTTCATATAGGTCTTTATTGAAGATTTTACGGTTTATGCATGCATTAACTGAGTTTCTGCATACATCTATCCCACAGCCAGTTCTTTTCTTTAATAGTAAAAAAAGATCATTACCATTTTCAATATAGTAGCCTTCGTTCTTATAAATTAATTGCCATAGTGTTACAAGTATTCCGATACCTTCTGCTTCATTTTCTATAGAAAACATTTCAACCTTCTCATCCCATTCAACATCAACAGGAAAATAATCTATACCTTGCTTAGTAGGTCTAGCCATATTAACTTCTAAAAGAAGTAAGATTAATTCTTTTTCTAATAAATTCTATAGTGACATTTTCAAAATCAATGATATTTAATATTTCTAACTGAACTTCTATATCGCCAAATTTTTCTTTTAGGGGCTCAATTAATTCAAGTAATTTATTTAAAGTCATTTATCCTCCAAATATTTCCTGATTGCTTTTTCAAGATAATTTTGGACTTTAGTAAAACCATTGATTTGATTCATAATTGAAGAATAATTATATTCAGATAGATACTTTAAAATAAACCACTTATACGATCTACCGTCTTCTTGAATCTTTGCTTTAAATTTATCTAACACAAAACCTCCTTTTAAATTCGTTTCCATAGTAATTTATTATTGCATTATGTGTCAAGTTAAAAAAAATTATTTTACTATTTCTATTTTAGCATCTGCAAACAAAGCCATCATCCGTGCATCAGCTTCATCATCTGTAGCACCACCATATTTATCTATTACTTCCTGTTTAGTTACTTTCTTTTGCTTAGGAAATGCCCAGCTTTTTATTTCAGGATCTAAAAGTAAGAATACGGAAATGCCATGTTGCTCTGCTGCTAATTGTATTAACCCAATATACTGAGCATGGTTAAATAAAGTATTATAAAATCTATTAGGTTTTGCTGTAACAATAGCTTCTGGCTTTACGTGATCAATTATTTTATATATAGTCTCGTAATATTGCCTGTGAGACTTAAACAAGAAATGGTTTGAATCTGTTATCTCTCCGTTATTACAAACAGCTACACCGTTCTTTTTAGCAACGTCAAACGATAGTATTTTCATTTAATCTCCTTTTTTAATAACGTGTCTACGCTAAATTAACGTAGCACACAAATTTACAGGCAACCACACACAATAAGAACTAATGGATGGAAAGAGTGCATTCAAAAATAGAAGGCTTGAAATCACAACATCAATTATTAATCCTCCTATATTTTACGTATTACAAAAAATCATTTGACAAATTTATTCCAGTCAAACCTATTTGACATGCGTTTCAAGCAACAAGAGATTTTGAACTGTGAAAGAGAAAGGATATAATGTGCCACTCTTTTACCTCCACAGGGGATACGCTTCGGTGTATCCCCATCTTTTTATACATTTTTTTATCACTAAGAGCGGAGACGTGGGCGAATTGGTGAAGCCAGTTGTTTGAAACGCAACCAAGCATGTGAGAGCATGTTTTAAGAGTTCAAATCTCTTCGTCTCCGCCACTTTACTGATAACTTATAAAGAACTAAGGGAGGATAGAGAGTGAAGAATAAAGCAAATCAGAAATAGTCATGGTTATCCGTAGCAAGAAATATAATAGTATACATAGCCATAACAGAAATGATTTTAAGGCATTTCTTTGGTGTAATCGATATATATTCTTATATTCTTCAATTAGAACAAAAATTAAAAATCCCAATCCTATTAATAGTAAGATTAATCTTATTACTATTATTGTTATGTATTGCATTAAATTACCTCCTAAGGTTATATGAAATAGCAAAAATAAGACATAGTAAAATTAAAACCAGAAAACAAAAATTTAAAGATAAAATCGCAATTCTAAATTCCATTAAAAATAATCCTAAATGGCGAACTTATTCCAATCATAAAAAATTGAACCTGAGTGAAATAGAACTAATTAAACATATTGACCTGTTTGTTAAAAAACAATTTATCGAAGAAAAAGAAATCCTTGATAGAGGAGCTAAGGTACAAACGTTTATTTTACGTGACAAAGGGCTTATCTTTCTTGACAAACATAAAAAGCTATACGTCCAATAATTCATTTTCAAATTTTCATTCATCTTTGACCTCCTATACTTTATGTATTACAAAAAATAATTTGACATTAATATTTCTAAACTTAATTTGTCTTTGAGTATCAATCAAAGATCGTTTTAGCTACTTTTGTCTCATCTACTAAGTGAGATCAAAACAGATGGAGACATTTTGAGGGTTTAGGAAACTAAGCCCTCTTTTTTTTGGCGAGGATGGCGAGGTAGCAAAGCGGTCGATGTACCCGATTGATACTCGGTTGTGGCTCTGCCACCGAGGGTTCGAATCCCTCCCTCGCCGCCATTTTCACACTATATCTTATAAAGAACTCTCTCGGACTCCGTTGTTCGGGATGCAAACAAAGGAGAAATAATGATTACTCCTATACTTTATTGGGAAGGTGCTTCTGGTGAGACATATGGATATTGGTTACACGCTCTACCTTTTTCATGTGCAGCAAGCCTGAAAGGAAATTATATTTTTACTAAATTCATGAATGACAGGTGGTATGCTGTATATATTGGGCAAGGTGGTATAGATGAGCGAATTAACGATAAGTCTCATTATGACTGTGCAATAATGAAAGGGGCTACACATGTTTATGTTCACACTAAATCTTTCGAAGCGGATCGGAACCGAGAAGTAATGGATCTGATAAATAATCATGATGAGTGCCTTGAACCGACTGGTTGTAACTTGAGACATTTTGATTAGTCTTTAAAAAAGATGAATTATAATCTTGTATTTGTCCAGTATCTATTAATATCCTTCTAAAGGCAAGTATCCTCCTTGTAATCATGGCATTTATTTCTGATTTTAACTCTTTACTCATTCTTTTTTCTGTAGGATTTTCAATGCCTGTAACATCCGTATCTTCGCAAAAAAGCTTGCGTAGCATACGGTAAACATTAACTAAAAACTTTCTCATTTTACTACCTCCATTAATTTAATGAACAAACACCTTTCGTAATACAAAAACTGTCAAGTATTTTCATTATTGTTTCTTTAGTTCTCTTTGTTTCATTTGCTCTTCATCTTCAATTACTGTGTAGTCTATATCAAGTGGTTTAATGCTTGGTGATTCTAATTG